AGTTACCATCATCATCTTCTACCCAATCACCTTCTTCTTCTTCAACAGTCAAAGGATCTTGTGCAGGAGCAGTTTCTTCTACTTTTACTTTTCTACTTACTGCTTGTTCTTCCGGAACGCCAGGATTAGATGCATAATAGTCTTTCAAAACTTGTTCTCTAGTGCGGATAATTTTACCACCCGGACCAAGTTCGTCACCTCTAGCATTAACTTTAGCATTACCTACAGCAGGAGTAAGTTCATTTTTTTGGCGAAGTAAATCCATATCAATTTGTTTACCCTGCATGCTTTTATAGACTTTACGTCCTGTTTGTTTCATTGGCATTGTTATACCTCCTTAGTTATATTAGTACTTATCTTAAGAACTCTCTCCAATCCAGGTCATACTGGATTGAATCAATACGATGTACACCTATCAAATACAGCACATAACTTGCTACACTTGATCCTCTACCTACACCCCATACAATGTTGTTCTCACGCATAAAATCCACAAGATAGATCATATACTTCAACAAATCTAGCATATCACGTTTTTTAAATTCTTGTAGCTCTTCATCTACACGTTTGTATTCTTGCGGGGTATTAGTACGCTTTATTATATATTCTATAACATTCATGTTCTTATATTCATCAGGCATAAACCATTCACTTTGACAAACACCATCAAAAGTCTTTTTATCAACATCTAAAGGAATATATTTCTGCAATAGAGACATACCTTGTTCTTGCATTGCTGTATTAAACTTGTCTACATCGTCGTTTGAATCGCATAATACCACATGCACCTTATCCGCATGACCTGAATAGATCATGTCAATAAGATCGCGATTTGTAAATCTTGGTATTCCGAGAGAATCTGTTTTCATAAGCATTTATATATATTAACTGATGTTAATAAGATTGTCAAGATCATTTTCGTCAGAATCTTGATTTATTTGAGATTTTTGTATTCTTATTCGCTGTTCTTCTTTAAGCTGATCTAAAATCATCGTAATTTGAGTTTGAACTTGCGGATTTTTAGTCTTCCAGTATTTGTGGGAAAGATCTGATATCTTTTCGTTTATTTCTGTATCAGTAAGATCTGTAAAATCATCAACTAATGGATGCATTAACTAAAATTGCCTATGTAATTAGCATAAACAACTAAACCTGCATCTGTAGTCCAAAATTCAAGAATATGTGGATTAGTTGAACTTGTAGCAGTAACAGTAACACTTGTAGAATTTGTAGAAGTCCATCCTTTTGCACCACTGTAATCATAACCAGGTTGACCTATAATTTTACCATCGTTTTTCATACCAGTTGCAGCAATTACTACAGTTCTAGAAGAACCGTCGCTTGTTAGTGCTAAACGCATTTTTCCTAGTTTACCAGAAGTTGGCCAATTAGTTAGTGTAAGTGTAATATCCGCGCCTGCCTGTATAGTTTGATAATGTCCGTTGGACCAGTTAATATTTTGACCACTGGAAACATTACCAATTGCATAAATTTCCTCAACATTAGCTCTAAAATTAGCATCCTGTATGTAAAAACCATTCCAGTCTCCGCCAACTACGCTACCGCCTTCTTCAATAGCACTTGCACTTACTCCTGCTGTTTTATTTTGTAAAGCAGTTATTTCGGTGTTTGCTGTTGATAAGCCGTTTTTTATTGCTGAAAAATTATCTCTAAACCCTTGTGAATCGTTATCTTGACCCGCTATAGGATAAAGTGCGTCTATATTTGCAGAATTTATATTACTTGCCATTTTTATGTCTCCGTATTATTTATCGTTATTAAACATTGATTTTGAAATTTGCGAATGCTATATATTGTTCGTTTGAATTTCCAGTTGTACTATCTATCACTACTCTATCTATATCAAAATCAAATTGGTTAAATTTTATACCTCGTGCATTGATTGCATTTTTAATGATATTGCTTGTTCCAGGCTTACAGTAACATAAAGGCAATGCTTTGGTATATCCTTGGACAGCAATAGTGTTTGGTTGTGTAGTCTTCATCCATAAAGGTAAAAAATTAGCTTCAGTTTCTCCTAATAATCTTATAGCATCTCTTACATGTTGAATACTGCTTATGTATCTAACTCTATCATTACCACCGTCAATACTAATAGCATTGCTATCTACTTTCAATGTATTTTCTGGTACAGGTCTGAATCTAAATGCTTCAAATGTTCCGTCACTGATATCAACAAGAACATCTACACTATCCTTTATTCCAACGGCAAAATTATCTCTTGCACTAAAAGAAACAGATGATGTTCTAGTAGTTATTTCAACGTTAGGCAACATGCGGTAAACTACGTCTCCATATCGTCTAGTACCTATTTTAAGTGTACTAGGAGATATATCATAATTGATATTTGGAGATTCATATATTACACTGTTGACATTGTTTTTGCTTTCATTATTAATTGTAAATTGCTTTCGCACATTACCGTTTGCACTTTCTGCAGGATCTATTACTTCTACATAGACTATTTCATATACAATATCTTGTGATCCAGGATTTTTAGCAATAGCTGTTTTAACTTCACCTAGATTATATTTTTTTCTTTTGATATTTTTCGCCAATGCACTTACATAGTATTCTGCTGTTTTAGTTTCAATACCACCGTATAAAAGCATCTGCATATTTTTTTGCAAACCAAAATTTTTATCGTTTGGTCTATAAATAAAATCACTATCAAATATACTAGTGTCACTTATTATGTCTTCATAGGCAATTCTTTGTGTATTTTTAAGTAAAGGGCGCATATATAAATTACTGTACAACTTATCATCAGGGTCAGTTACACTCAAATAAAATTTTCTAGTAATAGCACTATAACCATATTGATCTTTTGCTTTTACTGTGAATTCAAAATCTCTATCTAGTGTAGTTGTATTATTATCTAATTTAAAATTTTGGCTATCAAAAACTGTAATACCAGGATTTGTTGCTGTACCAAAGCTATTAACTTTTCCAATTATTTCTCCATCATAAGATAAAATTAATCCAGGAGGTAAACTACCACTTTCTAGTGTATAAAGTAATCTTGCATTTGGCACTGTTGTGGTTGCCTTGACAGAAAGTGTACTAATATAGTTAGCACTGATAGTTCCTAATGCACTGTTTGTGTTCCAAGTAATAGTACTATCAACTTCTCCTAGTAGTTTTAACGAAAATGTTTTTGTTTTACGAGATTCTTCTGGATTGCTTGTTTCAATAGTACCTAAATTTATACTATCAGATTGTTCTATTTTATTAACCAAGCCTTTGTTGACAGTGATAGTATCATAGTCTAAATTAGACTCAGTGTCTATTGCAGTAACACTATAGGTATTTTGATCTATTGTAAACTGCTGGCCAACTGCATAACTTGCATAGGTGTTTAATTTGTTAATTCTAATTGTTGTAGATCCTACATCAGCATCGTTAAATGCAAATGTTGAAAGCACTACAGTATCACTGTCTGCAACAAATCTAATTGCTTCTATAGTAAATTTATATTCTTTAGTTATAGCAGGTTGATAAGGAACTTTACCTGCTAATTCTCCTGTTGTACTATCTAAAGATAAACCAGGTGGCAATATACTTTCTGAATTGTCATCATTTATGGATTTTAATTCATAATATATAATACCATCAATTGTATTAGGATCTAATACATCAAGATATACAGTTACATAATTGTTTGCTCTCTTAAATCCTAAGTTTGCAGGAGTCAACCAAATCGGAACTCTTACGTTAGTGATATCCGCTGTGAACACACCATTTGCTACCTGCATTAACGTATTATCTGCTTTTAAGAAATCATCACCTACAACATAAATCATAAATGTTCTTTCAGCTTCATTGTCTCCATCGCTTACAGAAACAGTAAATTCATAATTACGGTTTAGTTTCCTAGGAGACTTAGTGGGAACATTAATGTCATAAATGCCAGTATCGTAATAAAAACTATCATAACCATTTGATGATCTTGCTGCAAAATCATAAGGAAAGTTTCCGTAATTTGCTTCATCATATCTTCCCTCTTTTGCTGCTTTTTCAAGAGCAAGTATAGGTTCTACTATTCCTACAAGTCTACCATCAGTAGTTAATTGTATACCAGGAGGTAGCTCACCGTTCCCTTCTTTAATATAATATTCTAAATTATCTCCTGCAATCACATCAGGATCATATGCATCTAATTGAAAATCTAAAGGCGCACTATCTATTATAAAAAAAGTATTGTTAGGCCCAACAGGTAATGTGCCTTCAGCTGTTCGCCATGTAGGATCGTCAGGACCAGTAACTATAATTTTAAAAGTTCTATCATATATTTGATTATTGACAGTTGCTCTGACAACAAATGTAGAAACTGTGTCTATTCTAACTTCATAAGGAGTGCCAACTATTTCGTGTGCATTAAGGCGCATACCTTGTGGTAAACTACCACTAATTAGTTGAATTGTTACGCCAGTAGAACTCAAAGGAAGGTGCACACCGTTAATAGGCAGTGCAATACTAATAGTTTGTTGTTCTTCTATTGATGCTAAAACACTACCAGATCTGCTAGTCCATACTTCTGACATATTTTACTCCTTTAGTATATTTATCGGAGTTATGCTAATGATCCAAAATCACTTGTGATATCAATAGGCGATGTAAAAGTCCCATAATCAACATCTGTGGTTAAATTTATCCAATCAACTAAATTTGAAGCTTGTTTTACTAAACCGTTAAAATCAAATCCATCCAAAAATCCGTTGATATTACGTATATCAATACCGTGTACTAATCCTGTCAGATTACCTGTGAAAGTATCAGAATTTACATTCAGCGCATTTGTTATAGAGTTTTGATTGACATCTAAATTTCCACCTAGTGTAGGATTTAAGTCTGATTGTACTAAATTACTTGAATCAACATCAATAAAAATTTGTGTTCCACTTACTCTTGTGTTAACATTTGTTCCGCCGTATAAATTTAAACTGTTTGCAGTTTTTGTCAGCACTATGCTTCCGCTGTCGCTTACCATTGTCAATTGACTAATAGCATTAGAGGTAAGAGTGATTTCTGTGGCAGAATTTGTGATGTTAATTCCTGAGCCAACTAGACTTTTAAATTGTAAATTATTTGCTACTCTATCATAAAATATACCAGTCCCGCTACCAATATTTTCTGCATCTGTATCTGATGCAGAGCTTAATCTGGTATCTAAATCAGAAAAGTTATTGTTTACCTTTATAAATGCATCACGGAGATCATCACCTGTACCGTCGTTTGCAATATTACCTATGTTAATACTTTGTATCGCCATTTATTTCTCCGTTAAACTAATCCGCTCAGTGATGCACGTTTCCATCCTGCTCCACTTGTTTTTACGTAAATGTAGTTGTCATCAAATCTTATTTCTCCTACTGCACCTGGTTGCCCAGAAACTGTTGGTGCTGTTCCTGCTGTAGCTACTATTGTGCCGTAGAGTGTTTGGGATTCTGCATCCAACATTTGACTACTATCATCTGCAAAAACACTTCCGATAAAATTACTTGTTACTGATCCTTCAACTTCAATACCATTTGTAGTTGTTTCTAACTTTTTAACATTGTCGTGGTAAAGTTCAACTGCTCCATTGTAAATGCCTTTGACATAGGTTTCAGTATCACTGTCACTACCAAGAATAACATTGTTGTTACTTTGAAGATAAAGGCTTCCTGTGCCTGTTTCTCTTACTATTGAATGATTTCCGTTATGAAATATTTTTAGGTCATCGTCTGCACCAAATCCTATGTAGTTAGAACTTATACTGCCGTCAGGTATTTGAATAGGCATAGTAAGTGCTGATGAGTTTATTGTTCCACTTACACCATCTACAAGAAGTGTAGAGTCGTCACCAAATACACTTCCTGTTACATCTCCAATCATGGGACCGTATAATGTTCCAGTAAGTCCGTCCATCATTAGTTTTGAATCGTCAGCAAAAATACTTCCTTTTACATCACCTATTACTGATCCTGAAAGTGTATCACCTTGCTCGACAACATTGGTTGTACTTGTAAGTTCAGAGTAATCAACTTTTGCATTTACCCAAACACCACCTACAAATTTAAGTACATCATTTGTTTTATCGCCTGTGAAAATAACATTGTTTAAATTATCAATATCTTCTAAACCAAATTGAGTGCTAAAATTAGCATTAATGTTTCCGGGTTCGTATCTTCCGAGTGTACTATCATAAACTAAAACTTGTCCATTTGTTGGCGCTGTTGATCCAACATTTGCTAAATCTTCTATACTGCCAGGTATGGTAGGCTTTCCAGTTAATGATGCATATACTCCATCAAAAAGAGTAGGTGTGTTAGACAAGTCTGTATAACTGCCTGTAAATGCAATAGTATTCAGATTGTTGCCATTTACTGTAAAATTGCTAGTTTCTACAGCAAGGTTTTGTACAGTCAATGTGCCGCTTGCTGTAACATTTACAACATTCACTATATTATTACCACTAAGATTTAAACTATCACCTGATGGCAATTCTTTAATTTTATTGTTATCTGTTGTGTCAACTACGAGTGGATATCTTACTGCCATTTTGTTTTCCTATATGTATATTTAGTGTAGATCTGCCCAGCCAGCAACACTGTCGTTATTTGCGTCTGCCGCATATCCTTGAAACTTTCCTGTTGTTGTATTGTACACCATTAATCCTTCTTCAGGTGTAAGTGCATCTACTTGTGCCTGTGTCAGCATAGGTGCTTTAAAACTTGAAGGTTCTGTAGGTCCTACTATTTTTGCATTTATACCATCTACTAAAAGAGTTGAATCATCTGCAAAAATAGTTCCTGTT